ACAGGGCTGATTTTTTCGTTTCACCGGGTTTAAATTGTAAAGTAGATTTCTGTAACTGTGTAATTCCATATTCCATCGGTCGGGTCTTTAAAAAGTTCCGTTCATCTTCGCTTATGAAAAAAAAGTCTGTGATTAAGGATATGTCTCGAATTCCGGCATCTGTCGTGACATTTCTTGTGACGATATCACCTATCGTCGTATACGTGAAACTAACGTCATCACCAGCGTCTTTGAATTTGACGTACACTTCGACGAGTTGTTTAGTTATGGCACACATGGGTATAGCCAGACTTGAATGCCTGAAAAAATAAAACGGTAGATTGAGGTAGAATGTATTGTATGAATTACTCACATTCAGATGATTATTGTGCCCACCAAGAAAGTATAAAGTCTGTTCTATATCATCCGTATTATTGTGTAATTGGTTGTACATGTATATGTAATCACCTGTGACACGTTCGATCGTTTGACCACCAATTCGGAGATCGGCGTATTCTATAATACTCGTAGTCAGGGACGTGTTATATAAATTCGATATCAGGGGGTCAGACGATTCGGGGAGTGGTTCCAGTGTCATCTTTAGCATCATACTTCTGATGAGGTCGCCCATGTTGTTCGGTATTCTAACTTCGGCATGTCCACCGAGTTTCTTTTCGCCACCGAATGGTATCTCTACAGCTTCAGTCGCGAATCGTGTATGTTTTTTATAATTCATGACGAAATATGAAAATTGTGGTTCGCCGGTCATCCACTGGTCCTGAATACCAGTAGTTGCGAGTCTGACACGGCCGGCCATTCTTAATACATGTGAGTAAAATTTTACGAAATAAATCGTGGCACTATAGTAGATGGATCTGAAACTCCGCAAGTTCAAGCCGGAGACGATGGCAGATGACAAAGTATGCATTTTCGTAGGTAAACGTAACACGGGTAAGTCGACACTCGTTACTGATATATTGTGGCACAAAAAACATTTACCCGCTGGTATAGTACTGTCCGCGACAGAGGAGGGTAACCATTATTATCAACAATATATCCCCGACCTGTTCATTTACGGGGATTATGACAGGGAAGCCATCGAGCGTGTGATGGACAGACAGCGTAAATTAGTCGGTGCAGGGAAACAGAATTGTGGTGCGTTTCTACTTCTCGATGATTGTATGTACGACAATAAGTTTATGCGGGATACGTGTATTCGCCAATGTTTCATGAACGGTCGTCACTGGAAAATATTTTTTATGTTGACCATGCAATACTGTATGGATTTACCCCCAGCACTTCGCGCCAATGTCGATTACGTATTCATTTTACGTGAAAATATCATACAAAATCGTGAAAAGTTATACAAATCATTCTTCGGTATTTTTCCAAATTTCGATATGTTCAACAAGGTTATGGATGCGTGTACAGAAAACTATGAATGTATCGTTCTCGATAACACGTCCAAGAGTAACAGGATCGAGGATTGTGTTTTCTGGTACAAGGCAAAGTTGCGAACGAATTTCAGGGTGGGTGCACCAGAATTCTGGCAGGCGCATAAAAAGATGTTTAATCCCAAAGGAGGTGGTAAGAATTTGAAAGATGCTAAAAAAACAACCGCCTTAAAGATTACGAAACAAAGATAGATAGATGTCCTATTCTTCCCCGGAGTGTACATTCAAGTATCGTGTTTCTTCTCTCGAAAAGGTTGTAGATGGAGACACGATTGATGTCAACATTGATCTCGGTTTCGACGTTTGCACGAAGCAACGCGTACGTCTTCTGGGCATCGATACCCCTGAATCTCGCACTTCAGACGCGGAAGAAAAAAAGTTTGGCCTGCTCTCGAAGAAGAAGCTCAAGGAATGGTGTATGAAGGCGGTCGCTTCTGATGAGGATGATATCGAAATTGAACTTCGATGCCCCGAAGCTGATTCCCGTGGAAAGTTTGGTCGAGTTCTCGCAGAGGTGTGGGTATGTGAGGATGGGGATTGGACCAATGTTAACAAGTGGATGTGTGATAATGGTTACGCTGTGCCATATGCTGCACAGAACAAGTCCGAAGTTGAGGCACTTCATATGGCGAACAGGGTGCGTGTCAGGGATCAACTATAAATTCAATTAAACGATAAACTATTAAGATAGTAAATATGTCGACACTTACAAATTTACTATCTTATCCGGTCATGTCGCTGAGAAAGAGGTTTGGGAGAAAGAATAGGGCATTCGTGGATAACTCTGCGCCACCTTCTGAGATTGTACCTGAGTGTAAGTACGGGGAATACTGTATAAAATCCGAAGTGGCAGCTCGAGATGTTAAGGGTGATATTGATCAGACATTCATCGGATACAGTGGTGATATGAACATCACCGTAAAGACTAGATATGCATGCGAGCGTTATAAAAATAGAAACACGACATGCGATGATCCGACTATGGTCATAAAGGGTGGTGACTGTAAAGAGGTTATATTAGTAAAAAACCGTGTCGGTATGATTCGAGAAATATCGAGTATTTAGTTGATTTCTCCGGGTACGAACTCGTGCTTATGAACCCATAAATTACAAATCCACTTCTCACCTGAATGTACGGTTGTCCCCGCATGTAGAGCGTCATCGGTGAACATATCCCAATCATTTAATGTGTTGAAAACGAGTACATCTCCTCGATTCAACCTGTACTTCTTTTTAATTGTAGGAAAAACAGTCTCGCCTCCCTCATATTCCTCATTTAATCCAATGATGCATGTGTACATTCTGTAGTTTTTTTCCAAGTGCTTTTCGAATGTATCCTGATGTTCTGTGTAAAAGCCACCAGGTTTGTATTTCAAAACTTGTAAATGTTCACAGTTTTTGGATGGTCTATCAGTAAAAGACGAACACTTATCGATGACTTGTTTGACAACTTTATCACTCTTCGGATCTAACCAAGCAGTTTTACTTTTACGTATGGACTGGTCTACCTCGCGATCCTCTGAAACTGTCGAAGGTTCGAGTTTGGTGGAAGCGAGGTTTATGATATGATCACACACTCTCGGTGTAAACACATTTCTATACACGCGCGGCTGGTGATACCTCGGTCTATATAATACACACAACACTATGATTGCTATTATGACGAGTAACGATCTCCTCATTTGATAATAGATTACAAAATATTATAAGGCAAACGCGATGTGTATCGACGCCGTATGTCTCGTATGACATCATTCGTGTACGTCTTGAGATCCTGTATCTCAACTTGTATATCGGTCAGTGTACTCGGGTCTAATATAAATCTTCGTAGCGCGTCACTGACTGTATCTATGAACATCCGGTATATGTCCCGTACATCTCTCACTTTGTCATTCACCTTTTCGCGTTTTTGGAGTTCGTGTTTGAACTTCTCAACCGATATTTCACCCAATAAATATTTGATTCGAAGATGGTGATGGTCCTCGTATATGTACCCAAATCTAAGTACGAGTTCTCTTTGTATTCTCGTCAATTCCAAATGAACGTCAAGCAATTCGGGTGGTGCTCGATTTCGCTTTAGTTCCTGGTATGTCGGACAACCACCACACGGAATGTCCGAATATTCTCGTGTTTTGTTGAAAAATTGGACATAATGTGGGTTATGTATACGCCCAGTCTCTATCAATCCGGAACTCCAGTCAAACGCTACATGACACTGTGTACACCACATCTGGGAACACCCATCTAACTTATGTATAGGTACGTTACATTTGGGACACGGTTTCGTATCACGATTCAATAATTTGACAGTTTTGACGAGGTCTCGGTCGCACGTGTGACCGGTCGACTTCTCTTCGTGACACGATTCACAAAACTCTCTTTTACATATACCACATACCCAGTCATCAAATAGGAAACCTCGGCATTCGACCGCAGGGCATTTAATAGTGAAGACGGTAACATTTTGTGGAACTTTTGTAATGTTTATATGTCTCAACCTGTCTGCGACACGTATGAGAGTCGTTCGCAGCGTTTCAATCATGACTTCCTTTGCGCGTTCTTCGAACCTATCTGAAAATGTGACACGTCGTAATATTTCGGCTATAAACACGAACGTAGTCTGTAAGGATCTGAATTCCAAGATTTGTGTCACGTAGGGTTGTGTATCCGGCAGCCTCGCAGACTCTTTTTCGAATAATATACGCTCCCTGTGCTTCTTATATTCCACGTTCCTGAAACGTTTCGTACAGAACGAGTCCACGAACATTCTGTTAAATTCATGCCTACATTTCATGCAATGCGGCTCGTTTGCGGTGGATAACATATACGTCTGACAACATGTCCTACAACATTCATATTCACAAAACGGACACGAAACAATTCTGTTTGATGATTTGACACAAACTTGACATATGTCCATATGTAGTATTCGTATGTCACCTTTAAATATGAAAAGAGCCTAAGTCATGTGATAATGATTTGAGTATGTATGTTTTGTAGAAATGGATGTTTGTCCGGTGTGTTACGACCGCAATGCCAAGTGTACATTTATATGTAAGCACGCATTTTGTTACGAGTGTGTACAGAAATGGTACGAAGGTGGCGCCAACTCATGTCCTATGTGTCGACGATCCATGTGCTTCAAAGGTATTACGCATAGTAAAAGTAGATGGGAAGAACAACGAAAATTCACTTTGTTTGCAAATCTCATAGAGGAGATTTTCGAAGATTTACATGACACAGACGACATTGTATTTTTCACAGAGTGTTTACGTATCATACAGGAAAGGTTTAATTACATGATGTCTAAATACTCCGACATAGACTTGGACTTATTTGAATGGGTTCTTCGCATGACGTGGTTTAGTGTGGATTTCATCATGAACGAATCGAGACGGCGTTTTCACGAA